CAAGGCAACTCGCCAGATTATTCGCTTCCTTCTTACGGAGGCGAATAATCTGGCGAGTTGCCTTGGTGTCGAAACCGTCACCCTTCAACTCGGAATAGACTTCCTTACGGTCTGCCTTCCTAGCATCAAGATCTGCTTCGATACGTTCGATGCGCTCAATGAAAAGGCGAAGTTTGTCAACTGCAATAATATCTGTCATAATAAACTTTCTTGTTAAAATGGATGCCCGATGGCGGCAACGTAACTTAGAAACCCAATATACGCTTTATTTAAGATAAAGTCAAGTCTTTTTTATGATTTATTTGTATGGGTCGTAATTTCTTCCCCAGAACCATCCACTCGGTAGACTGAAAGACCGTGGGTCAACCAGATGCGTCTTACCGCTTGGTTCAACACACCACCTTCGCACACGCATACTTTGCATAAGACTCATCTTGCGTCGAGTCTCGTATGAGTGTCTCCGATTATACATCGGATTGTTCTCACCACGACGAGTTCCCTTCATCGTCCTACTGATCTTTGACCGATGCTCATCTGACAATCCCTTGGCATTTGGGTTTTTATCACCCATCTTTGCCTCGGCAATTTTTTCCCTGCCTTCTGGAGTATGCCATTTATTGCGTTGACGAGTTACCTTGTCAACAACTTTAGAGATCTTTTGCTGTTTGGATGCAGTAGCGCGAATTAGTTCGATGTTGGTCGTTTGCAGAATCAATTCGCGAGGTTTTGGAACGATGGTTGGATCTTTTACGATCCACAGTTCCGTCTTATGTTGAAAGAGGTAGAACCTCATTTACAATGCCTTTATCAATCAATGTCAGATCATGCTCACGATCAATGTATTTAAACTCAACATGATTTGGGTCAAATTCCTGTAACGCCTGGAAGACATCCTTCGTATTCAGGGTTGAACACGTATAGACATCAAGTTGCATCAATGCAGGTTCGACTTCATCCCATACATGCATAGCAATGTGACTCGTTTCAATAATGGTAACTGCAGTCAACCCACGATTACCTTCCATATCCGAGTAGATCGCATATGGTCCCATCAGTATTTTCATACCAATTTTGGAAACCAGTGTTTTCATCCAATCCTGAATTGCTTCTGCGCACTTCGGCGGATTGTTTAATTGCGCTCTGATAATCAGATGCTTGTGTTCAAGAATTTTCCCCATAGTTGTCCCTTCCTAGGAGGTGTCGGAAAGATTTATTTATATGGGTTCCACCATATGCTGTTTATAAATTCTTCACCGAAACGCGAAACTGCGAAGTCATAGTTTTCACGCATAAATGGATACTTTTCATATAACTCATGTTTTTCATCATCACTAAATTCTGGATGTTTACCAAAACTCCAAACTTTACGAGAAAAATTCATTTCATCAGAGGATGTCCATATACGATCAATAATTTCTTTACCAAATCGAGAAACTGCATAATCATAATCTTCCTGCTTAAACGGATACAGTGTAAACAATTCTGTAATTTGACTCTCGTTTAAAACTGGGAAATCTTTTATCTTTACAGCATCCTTAGAAGAACTCGGCGGAATATAGTCTGGTAATTCTAAATATAAAAATAGGTTGGATATAGATTCATTCGTGAACATTGTTTCATAGAAATTTAAATGTAATTTCCCAAATACTTCAGTAACATTTTCTATTGTTTCTCTCCACGAAAGCAGACTTTCCTCAAATCCAGGTTTTCCTGAATTCAATATTTCTGTTACTGATTCTGGAATGACACCTGGAGTATTGTTTACCAATTGATTTATATACCAAGATTTAATTTCACCCATAGAATTGGTTTCTAAGAATTTTTTTGTTGACATCCTCATCATTGTATATGATATGACTTGTGAGATTGGATCCCTTAATGTCATGGTGGGTAGAACGTTTAAACCAACATTATCCGCATTCTGTTTAAACCAGCGGAGTTGTTCTTTTGTAGCGTTTTCATTTGATGGTGTAAGATCACCAGTTAACCGAATACCATCAACATTTACTAATTGTGCCATGTTCTCGAAGTATTTTGTTTTATCAAAACCTTCTGGTCCTGGAACTGGATTGAAATCTTGGAAGATGAAAATCTCTTTTTGTGGGAAATTACAATCAGTTCTTCTGCTTAATTCCCCATGCAACCACGTGCTGCCTGCTCTCGCGTTTCCGAAATACAGTAGAAAGTTTTTCATATGTGAATCTTAGTTCACCAAAGACTTTTTTGATCGTGACAACTTCTTAACCTCAGGTGCCTTCCATCCAGGAAGAAAGGATTCTAGAACAGTCGCCAGCGTGGGATACTTCTCAAGTAGTTTCTGATCCTTAACAAGATCGAGAAGTTCTGCCTCAGTTGTGACTACACCCTGACAGATCTGCATCCAAATTTCTTCACGACGCCATTGCGCAACCGCTGCAGCACTACCTTCTGGTAGTAGAGTTAGAATGCGACGGAATTCCTGTGTAATGGTAGTATCGCCCATATTTTCTGGGAGACCCTCATCCTTAAAAGGAGTCTTACCTTCTGGTAGATTCCATGGACCCTGCTCGTAACCAACACCCCACGCGACAAATCGCATAAGAATAGAGTTGCCGACTGAGATTGCACGAACACGTGTAGAGAGTTCTTCGGTTGTTTTCGCTTCAACTGCCCAGTCAAGAGCCTCGTTGATCTGCCTAAATTTCTTTGGTACTGTTGCCATTTTCAATTTTCTTTCGTAGATTTGTGGTACTAAAATCGTGTCGGCGAGAATTATAGTAGATTTCCATCTGCAGATCGCTGCCTGTAAAATTCTTACCGAAATATTCCTGCCCAATAATGCGAACATCCCAATCATATGACTTTAGTATGTTCAGAAGATCTTCTTCGGTCGTGTATGGAATAATCTGATCGACATACTTACAACCTTCCAACTGAACCCACCGTTCGAACACTGACTGGACAGGTTTGTTCTTCTCTGGTCGGTCGATTGTGGGATCAGTTTGCAGTGCTACGACTAAACGATCACACTGTTCCTTTGCTTCCTGCAACATGAGAACATGACCTGCATGAAACAGATCAAAACAACTTGCGGTAATACCTATACGATTAGAACTCATCAACCAACTCAATCAATTGTGTCATACGATTCGCGATAAAATAATTCAAAAGACCAGAGCGATCGCCCTGTTTCTGCATCTCATAGTTATCTATAATACTTTCCTTGATCTCCTCAGGAATGCGCGACAGATCAACCAGTTCGCGGTTGCGCTGGAAATTGCGCCACATTTCATCATTGGTGATGAAGTCTTCGGGTTTCTGAGTTTTCCAAAGTGCAAGAGCATCCTTACGAATAGGACGCTGACGATCACCATTGACGAAGGTATCATCGCCCGACAGAATATTGGGAACACCATCGCCCTTATCGCCCATGATAATATGCTCCATTAGAACTGCTTCAGGAGTTTCCGCCAACTTAATAAACTTCTTCTGAACAGGAGCATACTGCTTAACGTTGCTCCACTTCTGCAACTGATTAAAGTCATGGTCGCCTGACAGAACAAGAAAGGGTTCAGCGCTGGGTATGAGACCATCGGTATTCATGGTCTGACTATACTCGGCGAGAACTGCGATGACATCATCTGCCTCTGCACCATCAACATCGATTACAGCATATGGAAAGTGTTCAGCAAGTTCAGCACGAACAAGATGCAGTGCTTCGAAGATAGAGTTCCAATCGAAACCACTATCGGCACGAGACTTTTTACGGTTTGCCTTGTAGTTCGGGAAATACTGACGACGCCAATAGTGACGGTTGTCACATGCAATAACCATTTCACCGAACTCAGGACCAAACTTTTTACGATACGATCGAAGCGCATTGATGATCATGTGCCGAACTAGAGGAACATTTACCTCAACGTCTCGACGACCTCCCAAATTTACCATTAGACTGCTAATTGCAGTCTGGTTATAATCTACAACAATCACGTTTCATCATTCCCATCATTTAATTTTGTATCAAGTGCATTACGAATATCAGTTAGCATAACTGTTTCCGGAGTATCCATCCCACGTTGACGCAAGAACATACCATATACCAAAACAGAAACCACTGCTGCATCAGCATAGAAACTTTCATGGTGTGTAATACCAAACTTCTCAGTGCACACCTTGGTAATTCCTGCCATAACTGCTTTACCAGCACGCTCAGCATCTTGATAAGAACTGTACTCATCAATCCCACCTAGGAAGTATGATAGAGATTCCTTGTCTGGATTTGGATCCTCTGCTTTCTTCTTTGGATTAAGAAATGTCACGTTATCATTATCGCTCATTAAAACACTTTCAAAATTAATGTAGTCGGAGTCAGTCGTGCACGCACAGGAGAAGACTTACTTCTAACGGCTGAGTACCATTTAGTCAAGCCATTTTTCGCAAGACTAACAAATTCTTTTACTTGGGTCTCTGGTTTACGAAGCAGTCGTGAGTTAGAGAAGTTCACATCAAAACCTACAAGACTTGCACCCCTGACAGTAATGCTTCCACTGACTGGACTGAAATACTTAGAGATCTTTCGTGTCTTGGTATCATATGTCCATACTTCACTACAGTTTAGTAGATTGATAGGTTCGACACTGGTGACGCCGAGAGCAGTATCACTCGCAAGGAACTTTAGATTCTGAACCAACTTGGACTTATCCTTTGGTTTCTTCTTACGAACCTTGGCAACCTGCTTGCTGACATATGACTTCTTAAGATCGTTGACATATGATTCGAGTAACTTAACGATATCCTTGACAATCTTCATACCCGTCAGATGTGCATAACTATCGAGCAACTGCGACTGCATGTCAGTTAGGTTTGCTTTGGGTGTCCGACGAATCTCTACCAATTCAGCAAACTCAGCAAGGATAGGTTGAATCTTTTCTACGCAGTCAAGGTAATGTCTATCTGTCATACGATATGGCATAAGAATCTGCGGCATGTTCTTTACATCTTCGCCGATGACAAGATTCTCAATCTCATCATTAACATCAGATATAATGAAGTGACCTGCAATTAACGGTTTCTTAGCAACCTTGACTACAGGTTCCGGAGAAGCATCATCCTCTTCGAGTTTGGTGCGCTTATTGACAGTTTCCTCAACCTTCTCCCAGATACGAGACTTATCTCTTTCGTTGAGAGGGAACCCACGCATAGCAATACGAGCAGAATTGGCATAGGTGCGTGGAAGCAACTTGTCAGGAACTTTACTAAGAGTCTTCAGTTTATCCTTATCTTCCTTGAACCAGTCAACGAGAAACGCACGACAATCTTTCTGGTCAACAATAAAGTTATACCAACTCAATGCATTACCATATTCAGACTGGTAATTCGTGGGTTCATAATCGTCGACCCAGATTGGTTCTACGCCCATAATCTTAGAATCAGCAATCGGAACTTTCAACTTATACATCTGTTCGCCCTATTCAATTTATAAGTTACTATACCTCGTTTCCGTGGAAAAGTCAAGCTATAAATTTCACATTTGTAATTGAATCATATCTAAACGAGCGCCAACCTGCATTTTCCGTATCCCAAACAGGGAGAGCATCGGGATTAATCACCTTGCTTTCGGCCTTAGCAGTAGTTTTCTTTGGCACCACAGTTTCCTGTAGAGTGCATCGAATAACTCGAACATCCCCATTACGTTTTGTAAACGTCACTTCAGCGTCCATCTTCTTGAGGTTCTTTACGAGCATTTCACGGTCGATTTCCATAATCACATTCTCCTAATATTGGTTTTATCAATTTCAACTTTACCATCTCTCCAAGATTTTCTGGGAGGATCTGGTGCGGGTATATCGTGGGTCGATAAATTCTTTTCCATCGCGAAGAAATCAGTTGGGGTTTCTACTACCACTTCAGTTTTCTTCATCGGTTTACGTTTCTTAACAACCTTCTTCGGTGCTCCTGATGGTGGAGTTGGAACAACCTCAGCAGCAACAAATTCTACTATACCCGTTTCTTCTTTCTTTGTCAAGCTTAAAATCGAAATATTTGCTGCAATAACCAAAAGAATTGCTAATGGATCAAACACAAAGATAAGAACAATAATCATCAAGCGCACTGCTTTATCCACAGTAGCG